GTGCTGCCCGGCAGAACCAGGTTGCCGCGGTCCCACTTGAGATACGGAAAGGACTGGCGCTCCACCGGAACGTTCGGACAAACCAGCGGAAAGACCAGCGGAATCTCGTCATCCGGGAATTCCTTCGCATAGTTGCTGAGCGCCACATTCGGAAAGCCCGCCGGCGCAAGACCCACATAACCGCCCATCTGTTGCTCCTTCTTCCGCTCGCGCGGGTGAATTCACTGCCTGCACTGCATGGGCGGCGTGTGGCCGCCCGGTTGAAAACCGTTACGAAAGGATGACCGGCGTCGGGCCGTTCAATCCCTTGACCATCCACTTCTGGCCAACCGCTTCGAGTTGAATACCATCGCCGATAGCGGCGAAGGTGGCGTAGCCGGTGGTGGCGCCGATGATGATGCACGCGCCAACCTGCACGGTGTGCGCGTGCGCCGTCTCGGCCACGATGTAGAGTTTGGTGCCATCCTGCGCCGCCGTCGGCGTGGCCAGAGTCACAGCCAGCGCCCCTCCGGATCCCAGGCCATAGGTGCCCGAAACCACCGGAATCGCGATTGATGTGGTTATGTGGGTGACCGGATTCAGGCTCGTGTAGTTGTCGAGCGTTGCGGAGCCGACAAGAGCGAGGACATTCCAGATGCCCGCCATGGCCACAAGCATGACGCTGTCGCCCTCCAGGTGGAAGGTGACCACATGCCCGGTGCCGTTGATCTTGTTGCCGGCCGTGGTGATGGTGTGCGCGTGCGCTGTCTCCGCGGTGATGGTGAGCAGTGTGCCATCCTGCGGGCTGCTGGGCGTGGCCAGAGTCATCGCCAAAGCAGCACCGCTGCCCAGGCCATAGGTGCCCGAGGCAACCGGAATCGCACCGTCGGTGATGATGTGCGAATACGCGGGAACGGGAACCTGAGTGCTGACGGCCAGGAAGCCGAAGAGGCCCAGGACGAAGACGTTAGCATAGCTGCCAGGCGAGACGTAGTTCTGCGGCTCCAGCGCCACGGCCAGGACAGCCTGCCCGGTCGTCGCCGGAACCAGCCGCCCCAATGCGTCGTTGGTGAGAGCTTGCAGCGCGGAAACATTCGCGCCGATACAGGCAATGGCCTGGCCAAACTCAATCACCGCGCAGGGATTGCTGGTGCTGATCGCATCCTCTTCGAGAATGCCGACGCAGGTCTGGCCGGGAGTGGTGGCCAGAAGGGCATAGAGACCCGCGGCGTCATCGTAAGATACGGCGCGACCGCGCGTATAGCCGGAAACAGCCATCGGGAGAAGGGATTCCTTCCCTTGCACTCCCTTGGGACCTTTTGATGGAACGTAAATGTTCGCCATGACAAGCCCTCCTGGGCTGAGAAAATGGGCTGAGCGAATAGCGGCCGCTCAGCGGTTTTTCAAGATGCCGCTTCATCTCCGCCGGGTTTGAAGCCGGCGCGCGGAAATACTAGACCTGGCCGCCGGTTCCGTTGCCGGCCACGGTCAACTCGGGATGCTCTTCGGCCACCTGCGCAAGCGCCTCGCCGAAGGTGATCTTCTTCTCCGCCTGGCGAGCCTTGGCCGCGTCGGTCAGCGCATCGCCGGTTGAGGTCTTGGTTCGGCCCGGCGCGGCGCCTTCGACCATCCGGCCGCCGGGAACAATCTTCGGCAGCCCTTCGAGGAAGAGCACCAGAGTCTCCAGCGGGGTGACCTTCTTCTTGGCGTCGCCCTCGCCAAATTCGATGGTGGTGGTGAGCTTGGCCAGCTCGTCGAAGACCGGGCCGAGGTCCATCTTCTCAAAGGCCGGAATCCACTTGCCGGCCGTCTTGAGCCGGGCGATCGCGGCCATGGCGCGCTGTTTCACTTCGCCGCCGGCCAGCGCCGTTTCACGTTCGGCAAACTTGGTGGTCTGCGCCTTGAGCTCCGTCTCCAGAGCGGTGACCTTGGCCACCAGCGGCGCGGCGGCGGCTGTGGCCGCTTCGGTGGCAATGCGCTGCGCGTCGGCTTCGCTGAAAGTCTTCGGTTGCGCGGAGCTGCCAAACATCTCCGCAAAAAAGGCCTTGATCCGTTCATCGATGGTTTTCGTTTCCGTTGCCACGTCTTCATCCTCCCCGAAGTCCACCTCGATGAACCTCGCGCCATGATCGTTGAAGGCCAGGTCCTGAAGGCCCTTGACCTCTGGCGGCTGCGCGCCCAGATAGGCGACATGCCGCAAGCCGGTGATTTTGCCGTCGGCGTCGCAATAGAATGCAGCCGAGCGCTTTTTGAAGCGCCCCGCCATGCGCGCCTCGTTGAACTTGGGATCGACCTGCTTTTCGCGAGCCAGCAGCTTATCGCCATCCACGGCCAGCGCCTCAATCCAGCCATAGGCCGGCTTGTCATCCGCCGGGTGGCCGATGGTTGCGGGCGCTTCGTGGTAGGTGGGGTCGTAGTTGCGTACCACGCGATCAAGGTCTTCGCGCGAGATCAAACCCTTGTTCGCGCCGCGATAGTCGCCCGCGCGGAAGATCTCGATCCAGGGCCGCGGCGCTTCGCCGTGCTCCTGGCTGGAGAGATAGGTCTTGTGAAAGTCGGTGGTATTGATGTTGTGCTTCTTGGCTTCGGCCTCGATCTTGCGTGCGACTGCGGCCTTGGCGGCCTCCGGCACATGCTTTTCGTGGCCGAACATCTTGACGGCGGAATCAATGTGATCGGCGTCGATGGGCAGATGCCAGGTGGAAATATCCTGGTCGTCACCGACATACGCGAACTTTTCCGCGGGGAGCGGTTTGCCGTCAACTGTCTTGGTGAGCGCTGCCATACACTGAATTTAACGTAGGTCAACATGGCTCAGTGTTGTAACTGGAGATGGTGAGGAAGATGGAATAGTTTCGCTATAAAAAAGCAGAATTGGAGATCGCAGATCAGCGATCAGAGATCAAAAGCAGAAATTAATTGTGCAGGATTTGGAGCTAGAATGCAAGCCCGTGCCAGCCCTCGGGCCGGGCGAATGCGGCGAGCAGCGGAAGCCGCTCGATGCCGCCTTCACCGCTGCCTTCAGGCGCATCCTCGGGCAGCACGGGAATCACCGAGCAGCGGCAGTTGAAGCCATTCGGCGGATAGATGCGCAGCCAGACTGGATCGATGGCGCGCGCGCAGAAGCCATCCAGCGCCGCGTGCGCGGGGCGAACGCGCAGATCCCCGGCAGTCCAATACTGCCAAAAAGGGAGAGCCTCCATCAGTGAAGGCTCGCGCATCTGCTCAAGCCGGCCGGCCGAGTAGGCTTTGCCTAGATTGGTTTGGAAAACGGTGTCCAGCTCGAAGGCCGCGAGCTGCTCGACGCCGGCCTCGCTGGTTAGCTCATTCACAGATCTGCGGAAATCGGCGGCTGAGCCGCCTTTGGCCAGCGTCTCGCTGAGCGCGTCGCGGATCTTCGCAATGAGCCGTTGATCGCTGAGACCGGCCACAGTGAAGGCGTCGCGCCGGTATTGGCTGGTGAGTCCGTCAAAGAGATCCCGCGTCACCGGTGTCAGGTTGCGCAGATAATCGACCGCGCCGGTGGGCGGAAGATTGAAGCTGAAGCCGACGTTGAAGGTGTCGCCCTGGGCGTCGCTGTCGGCAAAGTTGCGCAGCCGCGAGCTGGTGGCCAGATGGACCGGCCGCTGGATTTTGAGCAGTCCATAACGGGCGACATGGAGACGCCCCAGCAGATCGCTGGCCGCCATGTGGCGCGCCAGCAGATCACCGAGCTGGACCTGGCCGGAATCCAACTCAGGCCTCCTGTTGTGGCGCGGCCGAGTCAACAATCTCTTTCACGCGCTTGGCGAAGATGCCCTTCGCCTCGCCCTGGAGCTGCCCGAAGAGCTTGTCGTATTGCTCCATCTCCTGGCGCATCGAGGCCTCGGCCTGGCGCTCGGCATAGGTGGCCGACGAGCGGTCGGTGAGCGCCACCTGCGGCGCGTTGACATTGGGCACCAGGAGCTGATCCGGCGTCCAGCCCGGAGGCAGTGGCCGGTCGTAACGATCCGAGGTGTAGCCGGCTGTGAAGCTGTAGCCCATGCGCTGCAAGGCGCTGTCCACCGTAATGCAGAGGGAGAGATCCTCCGCCTCTTCCAGATCGAATTGCCAGACTGGCATCGGCGCCTTCGGCCCAAAGTTCCATAGCACCAGCGGCTGGATGAGCTGATGGTTGATGACGCTCTGGAGACTGCGGCATAGCTCCACCGAGCGTGAGTCCAGCGTGTCGGCGTGGGTCTGACCCTGCGCCTTTGACCCTCCGCCGCCTTCGTTGCCGAAGCTCGTCAGAGTCTCGCCCAAAACTACGCGCGCAATGTCGTACTGCTTCGCCTTGCAAAAGTTTTCATAGACCTTGGGATCCTGAGCGCGGGCGATCTTGAGCAGCTCCGGCTCGAACTCGAAGCCTTTGGGCACCGCGACGGCAACGCTGTCAATGAGCGCCTGGGCAATGTCCACGGCCTGTTTGCGCTCGCTCGCATTGTCGGCGTCGTTGTAATGAACGACAGCCGTGCCGGGGCCTTTCTCGGCGTACTGCATCCACAGGCGCTCCACGTTCCGCTTGAACCAACTCGGCCAGAACACCTCTTTGAGGAGCGGACGCCCCATGCGGTTGCGGTTGCGCCCGCGATAGCTGAAGATGATGAACTTCTGCTCGGGCATCTCCGATCCCTCAGAAGCCCAGGGGTTGGGAAGCAGTTGCAGCCCGTTGACCTGCGGATAGAAGCGATTGCCAAAGAGAAAAAGCTCCTGGGGGCAATCGGAGATCTGTACCAGCTCCGCCTGACCCTCCGAGGTGTCGAAGATCATCTCCTGCACGCTGAAGCCATAACCCGGCGCATCCAGAATGCAATCCAGCACCGCATGGAAGTCGAGCCTGCCGAGCTGCTCTTCAACGAACTCCTTCGCCTCCTGGGCCAGCGCGGATTCGTCGCGCGGCGCGGGCAGCACGCTGCGATCGCGCTCCAGCACTGAGAGCTTCAGGGTATGAAGGCAGTTGCTCACGTCCGGATCTTTGTCTTCCAGCTCGCGATAGTAAGCCATCGTCGTCGGGAGGTTGTAGGCCATGCTGCTGTAGATGTCGGAGGGGTTGCGCGTGCCTCCAAAAGCCAGCGTGTTGCGGTAGAGCGAGAGCTGCTGCATGTAAAGGCTGCTGCTGCTGAGCAGCTCGCCTTTGGGCGGCAGCGGAGGAACGGCTTGAATCTTTTCGTCGGCCATCACAGGTAGCCTTTCAGTTGGGAGTAGGAGGTGGGCTTTTCAGAGACCTGCACGCCGTCGAGACGGCAGAAGCCATCGTCGGCGGCCAGATCAGCCAGCGCCTTTGCCCAGAAGGCGTCGGCGTGGGAGTAGACCTTTTTTCTGGCGCCGCCGGCGACGGCCGTATCCACTTCAATGCGCGGCGCGTCAAAGGTGACGCCGCTGGCCGTGGCCTGGCGCTTGATGGCCATCAGCTCCGCACGGATCTGCAAATCGTAAGGAATGCGGCTGCGCTGCTGTTCCATACGCTTCTTGATTCGGATCGCCAGATCAATCTTCATCTTGACGCCGTTATCGTTGGAGCCGCCAAAGCTCACGCCCATCAGCCGGCCCTGATTTTCCAGGTTGAGCAGGTCGTAAAGGCCCACACCCATGCCGGTCATGTCGATGGCGGACCGGGCCGTCATGCGCACAATCGGATTCAGCCGCTTGGCCTGGTCAGGAAATGTCATGGCGTGCAGTTTGACTACGGCGCGCGTCCAGGCCACGTCGCCGATCCGCTCATCGAGCCAGAGGCAGGTTGCGTCGCCCGTGCGGCCCACGTCGATGCCAGAGTTCAGCCGGCCGCGCGGATGGAAGTCGGGCGGCAGATCGATGGTGGCGCCGGCGTCTTCGCACGCGCTGATCAGATCCAGAGTCAGCCAGGAGCCGGTCGACTGGATGAAGATGCAAAGGAACTCCTGATTCCAGGTATCCTCGTCATTCAGGCCGCGGTGCATCTCTTCGATGTCAATCGGGCAGCCCTCGGCCACGGCCATGTGTACATCGACCCAGTGGCCACTCCAGCCATCCTTCTTGACGGGCTGATGGGAAGGCGGCGCGCCTGTTTCGAGGCCGAGCTGGCGGGCAATGTCGTAGAACTTGCCCTGCTGGCCGTTGGGCGTGGAGAGCACGCGCAGCTTGTGGCCCAGCGCAACCTGGCGGAAGACGGCCGCAAAGATCGCATAGCTGTCTTCATGATGCGCAAACTCATCCAGAATGGCGTTGCCGGGATAGCCGCGCGCGGTACGGGGATTGGCGGGCAGCGCGATGATCCGGCTGCCGTTGGGAAAGGTGATGCGCT